GAAACGGGTTGATGCGATTCCCAGTTGCTGACAGCCTTTCTGTCGGCAGTGCGGCTCTTGGTGCAATCGGCGGTTATGACTTCCCACTAGAGGGCAGAGCCGAGATTCCTGAGATTGACATCAAGGTTGACTCAATCGCAGTTACCGCTCAGACCAAGAAGCTCAAGGCCAAGTGGACCCCAGAGCTTGGTCAGGATCTTAACGCTTACCACAACCTCGATGCTGAGGTTGAGCTTACCCAGATCCTCTCTGAGCAGATTGCTCTTGAGATTGACCGCGAGATCCTTGCTGACCTTGTAAACGGTGCTACTGCAGCTACCTACTACTGGTCACGTTCCCCAGGTCTCTTTGTCAACCGCGAGACTGGTGCTGAGCTTGGCGCTACTTCTGCTGCTCCTGACTTCACCGGTACCGTTTCTGAGTGGTACGAGACCCTTGTTGAAACTATCAACGATGTCTCCGCTCAGATTCACCGCAAGACTCTTCGTGGTGGCGCTAACTTTGTGGTTCTTAGCCCAGAGATGGCAAATATCCTTGAGTTTACCAGTGGTTTCCGTGCCGCTGTAACTCACGATGATGAGTCCGGTTCAATCGGTGCAGTTCGCGCTGGCTCACTCAGCAAGAAGTTTGATGTCATTGTTGACCCATACTTCCTACGCAATGTCGTTCTAGTCGGTCGTCGCGGTAGCAGCTTCCTTGAAAGCGGCTATGTTTACGCGCCATATGTCCCACTACAGACTACTCCAACAATCTTCGGACCAGAAGACTTCGTACCACGTAAGGGTGTCATGACCCGTTACGCGAAGCAGATGGTTCGTCCAGATATGTACGGTCTTGTAATTTGTCGTGGTCTCCTTGGTGAGTCTGGCTCCTGATAGCTAGTCATTACTGACTTTTTAAGCCCCCGGCCTTGTGCCGGGGGTTTTTTGTTTACAAAAAGCGTTTAACAGAATATACTACTATTTATTACTGAATTACGATGATGAACATCGAAAATTAATCATATTCATAAGGAGATAGAAATATGGCTAAAGTAGCAAGAGCGGCGAGAAACTCCTCGCTTATGAGAGTTGAAACACTAGGAAATGGTACAAGTGCGGCAACTGCGAAGACTATCGCTTCAGCAGAAACAGGTGAATTATATTTCATTGACCACAATCATGCCAGCAACCTAACCATTACACTACCAGCTATGAAAGCAGGTGCATATCTTAAGTTTATTTGGGTGACCGCAATGGCTGACAACACAGCGAGAGTTGTGTTCAACAGCGCTGACAACACCGCTGGTGACTTTGCTGGGACTATCATAGAGCAAGTTGCAAATGGTTCAGATGGGGCAACAGCTACTGAAACTGCTGGGTCTCATGATATCTTGACCATTGGTTCATCCAATGACACTTCGATCGGCTCATGGCTTGAGGTCGTTTGTGACGGCTCAACTTGGCATTGGACCGGGTGTATTATTGGTGCTGCTGTCGGCAACGCTGTATTCTCAACTTGATAAGAGGTAACTAATGGGTCGTAAAGCAAAACGTGCTAGAGTACTAGCCAGAAAAGCCAGATTGGAAATGAAGGCTGCTGGCCTTGTCGAAGAGGCTCCAGTGGTCTCCGAACCTGTTGTTGAAGAGGTCGCGGCTCCCGAGCCTGCTGTAGTAGAAGAACCTTCTACTTTAGCTCCTCAAGTAGAGCTTGAGGTAGTCGCAGAAGAACCTGTCGTTGAAGAGGCACCCAAGCCTAAGAGACGGAGAAGACGCAGAACAACCAAGGCAAAAGCCACTGAGTAAACTTCCCCCCGCTTCGGCGGGGGTTTTGTTTAGGCCTCCACTATTTAGTTAGTAAACAGGAGGCTTTCTTATATGCCCACTAACCTTTCTCCATCTTCTACAGTAAGCGCCATCATATTGCCTGTGACAGGCTCTCCAGGCGATGTGGCAGCAACCCTGCCCTTCGGCGTCTACACAAGTTCAGTACAGTTCCTAAGCGGCGCATCAGACCAAGTTGCGTACACTTACAAAAAGCTTGGCGGTGATGTAATTGATATTGAACTTACCGTTGGTAATGTTTATTCTGCTTATGAAGAAGCAGTCTTAGAATACTCAAACATTATAAACTCTCATCAAGCAGCAAATGTTCTTTCAGATGCTCTTGGAAACGATACAGGATCTTTTACAAGTAAAGGTGAATTGTCAGCCGGAACAAATGCAGCACTGAAATACCCCAAGTTTCAAATTGCTCAGGCAAGAAGAGTAGGCGATGCAATAGCAACAGAAGCTGGCTTTGGTGGAACCACTAGAATTTACTCTGCCTCATTTAGTGCAAAGAGAAATCAGCAAACCTATGACTTACAAAGTATTGTACAGTCTGCATCATTGTCTGGCGTAGATGATACAGGGGGTTCTGTTCCTTTTTCTGGTTCAATAAACAATAAAAGAATTATTGTTAATAAAGTTTACTACAAGTCTCCAAGGGCAATGTGGAGATTCTATGGCTACTATGGTGGCCTAGGTGTTGTTGGTAATGCCTCCACTTACGGCCAGTACGCAGATGATTCTTCTTTCGAAATTATTCCATCTTGGCATAACAAGCTGCAGGCGATCATGTACGAGGATTCAATTTACACAAGAACCTCACACTACTCATATGAAATAATGAATAACAGAATTACTTTATACCCAACACCATCAAATGATAACTTATCAGGTGTTGATATGCCAAGAATTTGGTTTAGATTCTATGTCCAAGAAAATGCATGGGATGATACTGATGGGTTTAACTCTGGTGTTAATGGCGTAAACAACTACAACACATTGCCATTTGCCAACATTACCTTTGAAAAGATCAACTCTATGGGACAACAGTGGATCAGGAAATATGCCCTCGCCCTGTCAAAAGAAATGCTTGGACAAATTAGAGGCAAGTTTGGAAACACCGTTCCAATCCCAGGCCAGTCTGTCAACCTAAACGCAAATGAGCTTCTTTCTCAAGCAAAAGAAGAACAAAACAGCTTACGTGATAAGTTGACAGAAATGCTTAAAACAATGGAATATAAAGAGCTTGCTAAAGCGGATAAAGAACGTATTGATGCTTCTGTCGATGTTCTCGCTAAGATTCCTAATCCAATATTTGTGGGGTAATAAATGTCAGATAACGAATGGTCAAGACCCAGTAGTCCTCCACCCCCATTGTTTCTTGGGGAGAAAGAGCGCAATCTAGTAAAGCAAGTCAATGATGAATTAATAGAAAATGTCATTGGCCAGCAGATCCTTTACTACCCTATCGATCTTGAGACCACCGACTATCATCCAATCTATGGAGAGGCGCAGACAAAGAACTATCTGGCTCCAATTCGCATTTATGCCCTTGTTGAGTGGACCTCTTATGCAACAAGCTACCTTGATGGTGTTGGAATCGATAAAGAGAATTCTATTACAGTAAGTTTTCATAGACGAAGACTGGTCGATGATCAAAACCTTTTTGTTAGGATTGGCGACTTTGTTCTTTATGGTGACATTTATTATGAAATTGTAAAACTAGAGGAACCTCAAAAGCTTTTTGGTCAAGTTGATCACGACTTTGAGATTAAAGCTCTATGTAAGAAGACAAGAAAGGGACTATTCAATGGCTGAAGGCACACCTGTTATGTACAAATCCGATCTTGAAGATGTTGATACAGCGATGTATGAATACATTGACGAGAGGTTTAATCTTTTTTATAAAGAAGGTGGTGTAAATCAGACTAAGGTACCCGTTATTTACCTCACAAACGAGAGAAGTTTCCAAATAAAGAGCGATTTAGACATCAGAGACCAAGATGAGAAGCTTATACTTCCAATTGTTACAATAAACAGAACCTCTGTTGTTAAAGATCCTAACAGGAAGGGCGGTTTCCAAGCACATTACTATGCTGATGACTCTTCTGGTAACGTTGGTAGACGCGAAGTCCTCAGAAGGATTAAACAAGATAAAACATCTAACCTATCTAACGCTCTATCACAAAAAAGAGGCGGTACAAGCAAATTAGCAGCCGATCCTTTTAACAGAAGGGCAACAAAAGAGGTCATATACGAAGTTTTCACTGCTCCGATACCTATTTTTGTCAATATAGATTACAAAATAACAATAATGACAGAATATATTCAAGAAATGAACAGCCTTGTCCAACCTTTTATGACAAGAACGGGACAAATCAATTCTTTTGTTATGAGAAGAAATGGACACCTGTATGAAGCGTTCATTGATCAGAACTTTACACAAGAAAATAACGTATCAAACCTAGCAGAAGAAGAAAGAAGGTTTAAAACCGAGGTGTCAATAAAAGTGATAGCCCCTTTGGTCGGTGAGGGGGAAAATGACAACAAAAACCTTATCGAAAGAAAAGAAACTGTTTCACGGTACTTCTTCCCCTCGGAAAGCACTATTTACCAGTAACAGTTTTATTGCTTTTCAAATCACACAATACTACTTACTTTGAAATCTTTCATGAATGGAGTTATTAACAATGGCAGAAAGAACATTTAGATTTGTCTCCCCCGGTGTGTTCATCAACGAGATTGATGAATCCGAAATACCAAGAGCAGCAGCGGCAATCGGACCTACCGTTATAGGT